AGTTAAGACAAACCACGAAGGACATTCAGGAAGACATGGAATTATTAACGGATAAGTTGGAGCAAGCCATGACTGAACTAGAAGAAAAGGTAGAAAATAGAATAAAACTTGCATTAGAAAATCCTTTATCACAAATGTAACATGGCTAAAACACCCTCTAACGAATACTTTACACCAGTCAAAAAAAGGACTAGTATAGGGCGTTCTTCACGCAGTAGGCCAAAGAACAAAAACAAAAGAAGACAGTATGTCAAATACAGGGGGCAAGGATGACCAAATTATGTCCAAGAGGTAAAGCTGCAGCTAAGAGAAAGTTTAAAGTTTATCCAAGTGCCTACGCAAATGCATATGCTTCAAAAATATGTGCAGGTAAAATTAAAGATCCAAGCGGTGTAAAAAGAAAAGATTTTAAAGGACCTAAACCTGCTGGAAAAGCTAAAGGTGGCGAAATAATAGACTTTAATAAAGTTTCACAGCAAAGAAAACAAGTTTCAAACTTTAAACAAGGGGGCATTGCAAAAGGTTGCGGTGCAGTAATGGATAAAAAAAGAAAAAAAACTAAAAAAAGATGAGTCTTAAAAAATGGTTTGAACAAGATTGGGTTGATATTGGAGCAAAGAAAAAAGGTGGTGGCTTCAAAAAATGTGGTCGATCAAAATTAAAATCAGATAGAAAAAGAAAATATCCAAAATGTGTTCCAGCTGCTAAAGCGGCTAGGATGACAGAAAGCCAAAGAAGATCTGCAGTTAAGCGTAAAAGAAGTAAAGCTCAAGGGGTTGGCGGTAAACCGACCAACGTAAAAACGTTTGCAGCTGTTGGAGGTTTAATAACGAATGAAAGAAGAGCAGGAAGTGCGCAAAGAGGATTTGGATTTAAAGGCATTTTTTAATGTCGAAAAAAAGAAAAGATCCAAAAGTAGGCACAGGAAAAAAACCTAAAGGTAGTGGAAGACGTCTCTATACTGACGAAAATCCACGTGATACTGTGGGTATTAAGTTTGCTACTCCTACTGATGCCAGGAGGACTGTGGCTAAAGTTAAAAAAGTTAAAAAACCTTTTGCAAGAAAAATTCAAATTTTAACTGTTGGTGAACAAAGAGCTAAAGTGATGGGTAAGTCAGAAGTTGCAAATATTTTTAAGAGGGGAAAAAATGCAATTAGAAAAGCTAATAAAAAAAGACGTACGTAAGTGGAGTCAACATTTTTTAGAAATACCAAATAAACATTTAGGAGGCTTTCCGGCTTGTCCTTTTGCCAAAAAAACTTGGGATGATAAAAAAGTAATAGTTGAAGTAAAGAAAAAGTACAAATTTTACAAATCTCAACTAAATTTGCATTTAACCAAACTGGATTTTAATAAACATGAAATTCTTATTTTTTGCGACCCATACTTTAACTACACTTTAGATGAATTTCAAAGTACAATAGATTCTTACAATGAATGGTATAATTCAAAAGATATATATTTTATGGGTTTTCACCCTAAAAACCCTGCTAATGAAGAGGAGCAGGAGTTCTTAGTAACTCCTTCTGGAGAGATGCCTGTTGTTGATAGTGACTTGGAATATTCGATGATGTTAATACAAAAGTTCTCGCAATTACAGGAAGCTTCTGATAAATTACACAGAATTGGTTACTATAAGTTGTGGCCAACTGGATATTATCAAGACGTTGTTGTATCCAGACAAAAAACATATAAACGAATATTCGGAGGCCAAAATGGTAATGAAGAAAAAATCAATTAATAAAATGCGTGGTGGTGGTATGATGAAAAAAGACGTTATCGGTATGAAAGGTGGCGGTAAAGTCATGAAGGGTAAAAAGAAAAAAGTTAAGAAAAAAGGTAAGAAAAGAGGATAATGCCTACCTACGCTTCAACAGCTAGCTTCGACCTATCAATAGATCAAATATGTCAGGAAGCATATGAACGTTGTGGTTTGCAAATACGTAATGGATATGATTTGCAAACTGCAAAACGTTCTCTTAATTTGATGTTAGCTGAATGGGCTAACAGAGGAATAAACTTATGGACAGTAAAGAAACAAGAAAAAACTTTAGCTGCAGATACTACTAGTTTAACAGGCACTAATTTATTTGGTTCAGGTGCAGATGATTCATCACAAATAATTGATGTCACAGATTTAATTATAAGAGATTCCAGTAACAATGACTATTCAACAACAGCAATAGCTAGAGCGCAATATTGGAATTATACAGTTAAAACGACCAGCGGAAGACCAACTCAATACTATTTTGAACGTACGATAAACCCAACACTATATCTATATCCAGCGGCAGATCAAGCTTACACTCTAATATATTATGCTCTTGTTCGTATGTCTGACTCGGGCGATTACACAAATAATTCTGAGATTCCTTTTCGATTTCTTCCATGTCTTGTAGCAGGTTTAGCTTATTACATATCTATGAAAAAAGCACCAGAGAGAATGCAAGCTTTAAAATTATTATACGAAGATGAATTTAAAAGAGCTGCTGACGAAGATGGTCAAAGAACAAGTGTTTACCTAACTCCGCAAAGTTATTTTTCTTCTGGAGGTTATTAATGGCAAAGTATGCAGTTGGAAAATTTGCGAAAAGAATATCAGATAGATCTGGTTTAGCTTTTCCATATACAGAAATGGTCAAAGAATGGAATGGCTCTACAGTTCATTATACAGAGTTTGAAGCTAAACATCCTCAACTTGATCCTAAATACCACCCTAATGATCCTCAATCTCTACAAAATGCAAAACCACAAATTATAAGTGCTACAGTGGATTTAGGAATTAATTTGGTTGGAAGAAATTTGTTTGGAGTTGTAACTCAAAGTGTTTCACAATTTAATCCAATACCTGCACCAGGTGCATTTGAAACTGTTATAGTTAACACTATGCAACCAGAAACACAGAACAAAGATATAAAAATGCAAAGTTCTGTAGGCAGTCCAACGGTAGTTATATCATGACAACATATTCTGAATTAGTAACACAAATAAGAGATTATACAGAAACTACTTCTGATGTTTTGAGTGACACTATAGTTAATGATTTTATAGAGCATGCAGAAAAAAGAATATTTAGAGAAGTTGATCTTGATATATTTAGATCATATCAATTTGCTACCTTAACAGCAGGAAATCCTTTTGTGTCTTTACCAGGTGCAAATACTGATAATATTGCTTTTGTAAGATCTGCACAGATTTATACGGCAGCTAGTCCAACTCGAGACTACTTAGAACAAAAAGACATTACATTTATGAATGAGTACTGGCCAAACAGAGACACTCAGGGTAAACCTAAATATTATGCAATGTGGGATCAGGATACCTTATATCTTGCACCTACTCCAAATTCAGCATATAATATTGAATTAGCTTTGAACAAGCAACCAACAGGGTTGTCCTCATCTAATACTACAACTTGGGTGGGTACAAATGCTCCGAAGGTTATTCTTTATGCAGCACTTTGTGAAGCATTTAGATTTCTAAAAGGACCAGACAACATGTTGCAGTACTATGAACAAGGCTATCAACAAGCATTACAAGGCTTGCAAATTGAACAACAAGGCAGAAGAAGACGTGACGAATACTATGATGGTGTTCTTCGTTTTCCTCTAGACTCGAAACAACCATAAGGAGACAAAATGGCAATTACATCAGCTATATGCAACACTTTCAAAGGTGAATTGTTGGAAGGAAAGCATGACTTTGCTGCGTCTGGCGGTCATACATTTAAGTTGGCTTTGTATACATCTTCAGCAAGCTTAGGTGCAACGACTACAGGTTACAGCACATCAAACGAAATAACTAACACATCAGGATCAGCTTATACCGCAGGTGGTAAAGTATTAACTAGAAACGGTGTAACAAGCTCATCATCAGCTACTACAGCTTTTGTCGATTTTGCAGATGCAGAATTTACGTCAGCTAGTTTTACAGCTAATGGAGCTATGATTTACAATACAACTACTGATGGTGGATCTGGTACTACAAACTGTGTTTGTATTTTAGCATTTGGTGGTGATTTTACTGCAAGTAACGGTACATTTACTGTACAGTTTCCAGCAGCAAATACTAGTGACGCTATTATAAGAATATCGTAAGGAGGAAGCTCTATGGCTTTTGTCCTAAATGACAGAGTAAAAGAAACAACCACTTCGACTGGCACTGGCACAATTAATTTGGCTGGAGCTGCGGATACGTTTGAAACTTTTGTAGCAGGTATTGGTACAACCAATAAATGTTTCTATTGTATTTCACATCAAACAGCTAATGAGTTTGAAGTAGGAATAGGAACTGTTACAGATGCTTCACCTGATACTTTGTCTAGAGATACAATTATTTCTAGCTCAAATAGTGATTCAGCTGTAGACTTATCTGCTGGCACGAAAGATGTATTTTGTACATATCCAGCATCAAGAGCACCGTCAGCATCGATGGATGCAACCACTTATGTCACAACTCACAATTCAACACTTAGTGATGATCAAACAATAGACTCAGGAGTTTTAGCTGGACCAGTTACTGTTACTGGCACACAAACAATTACAGGTAATGTGGTGATAGTATGACAATAGAATTAGACGGTGTTAATAATACTTTAAAAACAGATAAGATTGAACCTCAGTCTGGCACAGCCTTACAAGTAGGAGCGTCAGGTGACACAATAACGTTGCCGTCGGGAGCCACATTAAACATTGCAGGCACCATCTCTAATAGTGGTACGGCAACAGGTTTTGGTGCAATCGACTGGCAAACATCAGATGTAAAAACAAGCACTTTTACAGCAGTGGCTGGCAAAGGATATTTTGTCAATACCACAGGGGGAGCCATTACTGTAAATTTGCCTGCAGGTTCTGCAGGTGCGCAAATAGCACTAATAGACTATGCTGCTACGTGGGATGATAATAATTGTACTGTATCAGCAAATGGATCTGAAAAAATTCAGGGAGACACTGCAGATGCAATATTTTCTAGAGAAAGAGAGGCATTACAACTAGTTTATGTAGACTCAACACAAGGTTGGTTAATTGAATCTAATACCGATCAAGGTGGAACTCAAGGCACTTATATTGTTGCTACTGGAGGAAATTCAGTGACAACTTCAGGTGATTACAAAATTCACACTTTTACTGGTGATGGCACTTTTACTGTTTCTTCAGTTGGTAATTCTGCTGGAGGTGGTGATAAAGTTTCTTATGTCGTTGTTGCTGGAGGAGCAGGTGGTGGCGGTCGTCATGGTGGTGGCGGTGGAGCGGGAGGTTTCCGTGAGGGAGCTATTCCAACAGATCCATACTATCCTGCAAGATCTCCTCTAGCTGCTACGGACGGTTTAACTGTAACTGCTCAGGCCTATCCAATTGATGTTGGAGGTGGCGGTTCAGGTATATCAGGTTCTCCTTATGATGCTTCTGCAACAAATGGAGAGGCTTCTACTTTTTCTTCAATAACTTCTACAGGCGGTGGACATGGTGGAGGATACCCATCTAACTCAGCAGAGCCAGGCGGTTCTGGTGGTGGAGGTGGCGGTAATCTTCAAAGCACCTCTGATGGTGGTAATGGTAACACTCCTCCTGTTTCTCCTCCTCAAGGTAACAATGGAGGACCAGGTGCAAGCGGTGGATGTTCAGGTGCTGGCGGTGGCGGAGCTACTGCAGCAAGTTCAGGCACTCCTGTAAGCGGTGCAGGCACTGCTGGTGGAGCAGGAGCAACGAGTTCAATAACAGGTTCACCTGTCGCAAGAGCAGGTGGTGGCGGTGGATGTCCTAGTGGTCCACCAATACCAGGTGGTGGTACAGTTTCAGGGGGCACTGGAGGCGGAGGTCAAGGCGTCGGTAATACAGGTCAAACTGCAGGTAATGGAACAGCTAATACAGGTGGTGGCGGTGGTGGTAACAGATCACCAGGCGGAACTTGTGGTGCGTCTGGAAGCGGTGGCTCTGGTGTTGTTATCATAAGATACAAATACCAAAACTAATGTCATGGCAGAAATTCGTATTCGTAATCAAGGAAAGATTACTGTTCAAGATGCTGATAGTTCTAACGAGGTATCTTTACAAGCACCAAGCACAGTAGCATCAAATCAAGAATTTACCTTACCAAGCACAAGTGGTTCAGCAAATAATATAATTACAACAAACGCTTCTGGTGTTTTGTCCATGACAGATATAAACACTTTAATAACATCTGACATAGCTTGGCAATCTACTGTTCAATATAACAACATAACTTTAGAATCTGGTAAAGGGTATTTTATTAATACTACTGCTGGACCTACGACAATGACTTTACCATCAAGTCCTAGTGCAGGTGATTTTGTTGCGTTAAAAGATTATGCAGGTACCTTTGGAACAAATAAATTAACAATAGATAGAAATGGGTCTAATATTCAAGGATTAGCAGCCAATTCAGATTTAACAACTGATCGTGCATCCGTTGTTTTAGTTTATGTTGATAGCACTGAGGGCTGGTTATACACTGTAGAAAATAATGTAGGTGATTTAGGACCACCTTATGTAGCCGCTACTGGTGGAACGATTACAACTTCTGGTGATTTTAAAATACATACCTTCACAGGTGATGGAACATTTACTGTAACTGCTGCTGGTAACTCATCAGGCTCTAATACAGTTGATTATCTTGTAGTCGCTGGGGGAGGTGCAGGTTATTGTGGCGTAGCAGGAGGTGGCGGAGGAGCAGGAGGTCATAGAGAATCTTTTCCTAACCCTGCAACTGGAGGTCTTTCTGTATCAGCTCAAGCATACCCAATACAAGTGGGAAGTGGCGGTGCAGCTAACACTAATGGTGAGCCTTCTATTTTTAGTTCTATTACATCTGCTGGTGGAGGCTCTGGTGGCAATTATTTATCAAACGGTTCTGCTGGTGGCTCTGGTGGCGGAGGTGGTGGCACTGATGGAAACGCTCCATCAAACACTACAGGAGGGGCTGGCAATACACCCCCTGTTTCTCCCCCTCAAGGAAATAATGGTGGATCTACACCAGCGCATCCTACAGGAACTCTAGGTGGTTCAGGTGGCGGTGGTATAGGTTCAGTAGGCGTCAACGCTCCTACAGGTCCTGGCACTGGTGCTGGATCTGGTGCAGCGGGCGGTAATGGCACTGCTTCTTCAATTAATGCATCTCCTGTGACAAGAGCAGGCGGCGGCGGTGGAGGTAACAGAAGTTATGATGGCCCATCATCTGGCTCAGGTGCAGGAGGTCCCGCAGGTCCTGGTGGAGGAGGAAAAGGTGGTGGCACTGACGGTACTGCTACAAATGGCACAGCTAACACTGGTGGCGGTGGTGGAGGAAAAGGATTTGGTTCTTTCTCTCCTAACGTTGTAGGCACTGGTGGTTCAGGAGTAGTAATTATTCGCTACAAGTATCAAAATTAATATGGTAAAAAAGTTTTATGTCTGAAATAAAAGTTAATAGTACGGGTGAAGTAAAATTATTTGACTCTGATAATTCTAATTATGTATCTATAAAATCTCCAGCAACAGTTGGTTCAAATCAAACATTTGTATTACCTGATGCTGACGGTAGTGCAAACAATGCACTTAAAACAGATGGCTCTGGTAATTTAGGTTTTGTTGATGTCACTACATTAGTAACACAAGGTATTGAATGGCAATCAACACTTAAAACATCTAACTTTACAGCAGTAAGCGGTGAAGGGTATTTTTGTAATACATCTGGTGGAGCTTTTACAGCGACATTACCAGCAAGTCCAAGCGCAGGAGCAATTGTAGCATTTAAAGATTATGCTCCTTCTTTTGCTTCATATAATTTAACAATTGGAAGAAACAGTTCTAACATCCAAGGCAATGCAGTTGATTCATTACTTAGCACAAATAGAGCTAGTGTTGTTCTTGTCTATGTAGATTCAACAAAAGGATGGTTATATGTACAAGAATCAAACGTTCAACAATTAGGCCCTCAGTATGTTACAGCTACTGGTGGCACTATAACTACTTCAGGTAATTTCAAAATTCATACTTTTACTGGTGATGGCACTTTTACAGTTTCATGTGCGGGTAATTCGACAGGTTCAAACACTGTTGACTATTTAGTCATAGCTGGCGGTGGCGGTGGCGGAGGATCTGGAGGAAACGTTGGCGGTGG